CTTTACTAATTTATCTAAATTATTGAGACTATCTCTAATCTCTCTCATAGAACGACCTATCTTCTGTTTTGGAGTCATAGTTTCATCGTTTCTATAGTCGTGATATCTACCTTCATTTACTTTTTCATATCCACTTGCTTGAGTTATCTTTTTCTTTTTGTCTTTATCTTTCTTTCTACCACCACTAAATGCGTAAGGTGTTCTAGGTGGGCCTTCACCACCATCAATAGCACCTGTTACAGATACTTCTTCAAGTTCTTGTCTGATTAACTCTCTGATAATCTCTTTGAGTTTATCCCTTGTGGACATTCTTAATCTCCTTAATAAGTTCGTAATATCTCATTAAAGTTAAAACTTGTTTTTCATTTACTATCTTACCTTTAGTTAAATTTTCAACTTGGTTTATAGCTTCAGTTAATTTAATATTTGTAATCTTATCATTTACTTTTGGTAATTGTGTTTCTAATTCTTTTTTAATTTTTACAACTTCAGTATCAACATATTCTCTTAAAGAATTTGTATTACTAATATTATTTATGTAATTCTTTAAAAGTTTTCTTTGAGATTCATCTAAAGCTTTGTATTTAGAATTAAATTTATCCACAAGTATTTGATAAGCTAAAAGTCTTAAATCTTTATCCTCTTTAGAATATTCCTTTAATACTTTTTCTTTAAATTGTTTTTCATCTACTTTTTTATGAGTGATGTGTTCCAAAACAGTAAATTTAGAGTTGACTATATGGTCAGCTTTAAATTTCTCACTTGTAGTTTCTGATTGGAATACATTATAGATTGAAGCAAGTAATCTATAATTAGGAATACGACCATTGAAGAAATCATTTACATTATAATTTTCTTTAATAGAACTTATTAAATTATACTTCTCTCTACGAAGATTAGAGTTACTAAGTTTTTGACGTTGTTTAATTACAACATTCAATAAATCATTAGCCTTAACCTCTGATGTATAATTTTTTTCAGAAAGTAACTTGTATAGTTCAAGCTCTTTTCCTAACTCAGTATTTTCATTGAAATACTTTTTTAAGATTCCAACTGATTTGGTTGATTTACCAGCCAATACGTCAGCCGTTATCTGTCTTGTCAATAATTCGAAGAGAATACCAGTATTCTTAATCTTCGAGTGTTTTAGTTTTCGAGCCATTACAA